AACAAAATTTAGTAAGCCGCCACAGCAAAGCGCGGTCATGGATTACAACCCGTTTTCACACCAAGGAGCCGCATGATGGGCGTACCCGGAATATTAAAACCTCAAACCCCTGACATCCCCGCACCGCCGCCACCGCCGCCGCCGCCGCCTGATCCACCTGTTCAGCCAACGAGAGCGGTACAGCCCACAGCGCCAGCAAGCACGCAAGACCCTGATGATAACGTCAAGCGTCGAGTGCCAAAGCGCGGTATCCGTGCGGCACGACAAACAGGTGGGATGGGTGTAACCAACCAAGCGCCAACTAGACGGCGTGGCTTGTATGGCAGTGTTCAAACGCCGCGCCTGATGGAGCAAGCACCGACGCGCAAGAAAACATTATTAGGTGGATAATTAATGGCAGATGATCCACGCGCCACCGCGCTTCTCAAACGCTATTCGACGTTACAAACACAGCGTCAGCATTGGGAGTCACACTGGCAAGAAATAGCGGATTTCATTGTCCCGCGAAAAGCTGACATCACGAAGAAGCGCACAGCCGGCGACAAGCGTACCGAATTGATATTCGATGGAACGGCAATCCATGCGGCTGAACTGATGTCGGCCTCACTTCACGGCATGCTCACCAATGCCGCTACACCGTGGTTCAGTCTGAGGTATGAGGATGATGAACTTAACGGCGACGATGAGGCGAAAGAATGGTTGGAGGGTGCAACCGATGTTATGTATCAGCACCTTCACAGATCAAACTTTCAAGAGCAAATCCATGAACTTTACAGCGACCTTGTGACATTTGGCACGTCAATCATTTTTATCGAGGACAATGATAAAGACGGCTTGCGGTTTAGCACCCGCCACATTGCTGAGTGCTATGTCTCAGAAGATGAATACGGGCGCGTTGATACGGTTTATCGAAAGTATAAGACCACGGCGCGTGCGGCGATAAGACAATTTGGTGAGGCAAACGTCACACAACGCATTTCTAAAATGTCAAAAGATGATCCGTATAACACGGTGGAATTGTTGCATGTCGTGATGCCACGCGAAGATCGTAATGCCAGAAAACGAAACACGACTAACAAACCTATCGCATCGATTTATTTAGACCCCGTGGACAAGCAAGTCATTGGCGAGAGCGGGTACGATGAGTTTCCGTATTGTGTGCCAAGATTTTTAAAAGCCAGTTTCGAAATTGGGTATGGCAGATCGCCAGCTATGACCGCGCTGCCTGATACAAAAATGGTCAACAAAATGTCTGAGATCGTAATTAATGCTTCTCAGCTACAGATTCACCCTCCATTGATGGTGCCGGATGATGGGTTCATGTTGCCCGTCCGCCAAACCCCGGGCGGTCTAAACTTTTATAGATCCGGCACGCGAGACAGAATTGAACCCTTGAATATTGGGGCAAACAATCCTGTCGGTGAAAACCAGTTGGAGCAAAGGCGGCAAGCAATCAGAGCCGCATTCTATGTTGATCAACTCATTCTTGGCACTGGCCCACAGATGACGGCAACTGAGGTCATACAGCGCACAGAAGAAAAAATGCGATTGCTTGGCCCAGTGCTTGGCCGTCTGCAAGCAGAATTGTTACAGCCTCTTATCGACCGCTCGTTTGCAATCCTAGCACGTCAAAAGAAGTTTCAACCCGCACCCGCTGCCTTGCGTGCTGGCAACATTGATATTGAATATGTATCGCCGCTTGCGAAAGCACAGCGAAGCGGTGACGTGCAAGCTATCTTGCAGATGCTTGAGTTCTTGATGCCGCTGACAAACATTGATCAGTCGGTGCTTGATTATCTGGACATTGATGGGCTTGCCAAACACATCATCAAGACCACTGGCACACCGGCGACTGTGGTGAGAGGTGAGGGTGAGGTCTCTGATATTCGTGAGAACCGTGCCGCTCAGATGGCACAGCAAGCCGAAATGCAAGCAATGTCACAAATGGCTGAAGCCGCTGGCGCCGCTGCGCCGGCGCTTCGCGCAGTTGATGAAACAGACGTAGACCTTGAGGCTATAGCAGAAGGTGCGGCATGACCCCTGATGAGTTGAAGGCAATATATAAGTCGGTGCTGAATAGCGATGACGGACTTCGTGTGATGAATGATTTATCATCGCGGTTTGGACTTTGGAAAACAAGCTACACACCCAACAGCGATGAAACAGCATTTCGTGAAGGTCAGCGTGACGTTGTTTTATTTTTACTCAACATGATTAACGAAAACAAAAAACCACAGGAGGAATAAACTTATGTTAGACGAACAGGTAACGGATGTTCCAGCGGAAGCTGGGGAGGCACCGTCTGGACAAGAAGACTTTAGAACAATGATCCCAGAAGAGCTTCGGGATCATCCAAGCCTCGCCACCTACAAAGATGTGGGGTCGATGGCAAAATCACTTATCAACGCGCAACAGATGGTTGGCGCTGAGAAAGTACCTGTACCCGGATCTTGGGCGACAGACGAGGATTGGAACAGTGTATATTCCAAACTAGGCCGCCCCGATGAGGCAACGGGTTATGAATTAGAAAACGCTGAACCCGGTGAAATGCTAGACTGGTTTCAGAACACCGCGCACGCGGCTGGTTTGAATCCACGACAAGCGCAACAGATTTTTGATCAATATAATGAATACATAGGCACCACGTCAGCCGCAAGTGATGAACAGGTCGAGGCTTATCGCACGGGTATCGAAACAGAATTGCGTCAAGAGTTTGGCAATCAGTTTGAAAACAAAATGCATGCCGCAAATGATTTGTTGCAAGAGTTTGATGCTCCTGACCTGACAGAAATTCAATTGGCCGATGGTACGCTTCTTGGTGACAATCCAGAGCTTGTTCGGCTGATGGTACGCATTAGCGATTTTGTAAGTGAACAAATCAGCGAGGACGGATTGGCTGGCCGAGATAGCCGCCCAAATCTATCAGATCAGGATATACAAAACCGCATGAGCGAATTGACCAAAAAGGATTCACCCTACTGGTCGAAGATGCATCCTGATCATCAAAGATTTGTAGATGAAGTTTTGCAACTCAGGGAGCAATTACATGGATGAACAAGAACTTAGATTAGAGTGTTTGAAAATGGCGGTCGAATTTGGATCAGCACGCACCGTGAATGATCCTATTGAGCTTGCCAACAAATACATGGACTGGATAAAAAAATCCGCTGATAAGCCAAAGGCCCAGCGGCGCAAGCCTGTGAGTAAGGCGGGGTAGTTGGCCTAACCGACAGTGAGCCACCCTGACGGGTGACAACCCACGCAATCTTTCAACTTAACCTGTAGGAGCATGTGTAATGTCTACACAAATAACTACTGCATTCGTAAATCAATTTTCATCGAATGTTCAAATGCTCTCTCAGCAAATGGGAAGTTTGCTAAGAGAGGCCGTTGATGTCGAAAGCGTCACCGGCGAGAAGGCCTTTTTCGATCAGGTCGGAGAAGCGGCGGCTGTGGCTAGGACGAGTCGGCACGCCTCAACCCCGCTCGTTGAGACACCCCATTCAAGGCGAATGGTGAGTCTTACCACCTACGAATGGGCTGATTTAATTGATGATGCTGACAAAGTAAGAATGTTGGTTGACCCAACCTCTTCTTATGCACGGGCCGCTGCCGCCGCGATTGGCAGAGCAATGGATGATACAATCATCAGCGCTCTTGGTGGTACGTCGAAAACCGGCAAGGAAGGAACGACGGATACGTCATTTCCGTCTGGTCAAAAAATCGCTCATGGCAGCGGTGGACTGACAATTGCCAAATTGATTAGCGCGAAAAAACTGCTTGATGCTAACAGCGTCGATCCCAGTATTCCGCGTTTCATCGTTGTGTCTCCAGAGCAGATTGAAGATTTGCTTAATACGACTTCTGTCACAAGCTCAGATTTTAACACGGTCGGTGGCCTACCTCATTAGAAATAATGGGGTGAAAACTGCTCAAATTCGGGGAAGGCTTTAAAATGCTAATCCCGAGCCAAGCCCAGAAATGGGAAGGTGTAGAGACTTGACGGGCAGGGCCGTAACGCTACGGGCGACGGTCAAGAGAAAGTCCAGACTCCAAACAGCGTAAGCTGGCGGTGAAAACCGTAGAGGGTATGCAGAGCGCTTGTACAAGGTGACGTAGATACGTTTGTCGGATTCAAATTCATAGTGTCAAACCGATTGACGACTGACTCAACTCCATCAAGGCTGTGTTACGCCTTTGCACAAGATGGTTTGAAGTTAGCTATCGGAAAAGACGTGATGGCTAAGATCGATGAGCGTGCAGACAAGTCATATTCCACACAGGTCTTCTACTGTGCAACATTCGGTGCAACCCGAATGGAAGAAGACAAGGTGGTTGAAATTGCTTGT